TTCAAAATATGGCACAGATGTTACTTATGATGATATCAAAGCAATTTTAAGGGTTGAAAATGGACAATTAAATCCAGAAGCTGTAAATACAAATTCAGGAGATTATGGGTTAATGCAAATAAATGCTAAAGCCCATGGGTTTATTGGCAAAGAAGATAAATTAAAAGATGCAAATTATAATCTCAAATATGGAATAAATTATTATGCAAGCCTTGTTTCTCAATTCAAAGGCGATAAAAATAAGGCATTTACAGCATATAATACAGGACCAGGTAACATAAATAGTACAGAAGGCAGAAACTATTTATCTAAAATCCAAAATACAGGTTATTATCATAGAAATCCATTTATGCCTGTTGGATTAGAACCTGTTTCATCAAATGTAACTCCTCAATATTTTACTCCATTTTTACAAAATCAAAGCAATGGTGTTTCTTGTGGTCAAAGTTCTGTAGCAATGACAGTAAATGCTTTAACAGGTAAAAAATTAACAGATAATGATATTAATTCTAAATATGGTTTTAGTCTATTACAAGCATTGAATGCAGAAACTAAAAATTATGGCTTTTCTTGGCAAGATAGCGGAAATTTTGATAAATCAAGGTGGGGAGAAATAGAAGAAAAATTACAAAAAGGACTTCCTGTTTTAATGGGAATGAATGGGGCTAATTTTTCTCCAACAGGTAGAGGTCATATAGTTGCCTTAACCTCAATAAATGGAGATAAAGTAACTATAGCAGACCCTAACGGAGGAAGAGAAAGAATAGTTTCAAGAAAAGATATTGAAAATGCCAAGGGTTATCCTCAGGGGCAATTTATGTTTACAGCGACATCTTCAGACCCTAACTATAACAAACCTTTTACAGCTAATCCAAAAACAAGTAAAGGAAGTGGTTATACAATTCAACAGGGAATGAGAAACAGTGCTGTAATTAAAAATTCACTTACAGGACAATCTGGAAATTATGGAGCAGGAACAATGCTTAATAATATTGTCAATATTAATGGCGGTATTAATGTAAATGTAAAAAATGCAAATGCAACGGCTCAAGAAATTGGCAATGCTGTAAAAGTAGCATTTGAAGAGAAAACAAAGTTTATTCAAACAGGAAGAAGAATTGCACAAGTGAGGGCTTGCTAGTATGGATAGATTAACAGGGCTTAAAATTCAAAATGGTTTAGATTTTACAGGTGCAATTAATAATTATAATAATGTTACTTGGCTTGCAGGTATTCAATTAAGAGATTTAAAGCAGATACCTGAAGAATTGAAATATATTCCTAAAGATATTCAAAAAGAATTAAATCAGATAACAACTAATTTTTGTAATCTGTTTAGTAAGAAAGAAAATTTAGAAAGTGCTTCAAAATATTTAGGAAATATTGGATTAATAGGAGCAGAAACATCTCAAAAAATAGGTTTGTCTTCTCTTGATTCATCTAAAAAGGTTTTAATGCGTTCACAATATTGGACTGTTGGAGGAATAGTTTTTGATGGTGTTTTACAATGTGAGCATACCTCAGAAAGTAAACCAACAGATTATTTAGTTCAAGGTGGGGCTGTAATGTCAGACCATATGATTAATCAGCCAATAACTCTTTCAATGTCTATAATAATGAGTGATGTAACCCCTGAAGCATTAGAACCCATTAATTTTGAAGATTCAAATAAAACAATAGAAGAAGTAAAAAGAGATTTAGAGAGTTCTAAAAATACTTCAAATTTAATGACTTTTTCAAATCCTTTAGCTTCATCTAATAATAATTCTGTTTCACGCTCTGTTAATATGTTTAGAATATTAAAAGGAATTCAACTTGCTAATTATCCACTTGAAATAACAACAAGACTATATAATTATAAAAATATGGTAATAACTGGACTTTCAGCAGTAGAAAATGCAGAAAGTTTTAATGGACTTGTCTGTAATATTCAATTTAGGGAAATAATGATGGCAGGTGTTTCAGAAAAGGTTATTTGTAAAAGAGTATTAGATGAAACAAAACCAATGCAAGCAGGTAATATAACAGCTTCAGAAATAACAAATGGAAAAACTTTTTTTGCTTATTTAGGAATTAATAAAAATACCCCAAGCATACAAGGTTTAAGGAATTTTTTTAGAGGTAAAGGAACAATCTAACAATGGATAATTTGCAGATAATACCATTAAAACAAAAAAATAATTATACATTTTCAGTAACTCTTGATATAAATGACACTCAAAAGACCTTGTATTTTAGACAACTTTTTAATCCTGTTGTTGGTTATTGGACACTGGATATTTCAGATGGTACAAAAGATTTAATAACAAGTATTCCTTTAATTCCAAATGCAGGCAATATATTAAAACAATATAATTATATGCAGATTGGTTCAGCGTGGCTTATTCCAATAGGTGATAATATTAATTTTCCTGCATGGGATGATATAGAAACAGATTGGCTTTTAATTTGGGGTGATAATTATGGATAATAGCACTCTATGGAAACGAAAATGTAAAATCTATATAAAAGCAACTAAAAATGCTGTAAATGATACTGAATTAGAAGTTTCAAATTTAAAATGTTTGTTTACTATTGAAAAGAAGTTAGGCGGTTTCTCCATTGCCAAGGAAATGTGTACTTTTGAAATATATAATGTTAATCCTGAAACAGAGCAGATTATTTTAGAAAATGGATATGGTTTAATAATAGAAGCAGGATACGAAAATGGCAGATATGGAAAAATTTTTGAAGGTGATATTGTTCAAGCAGTAAACACGATTGAAGAAGAAAACTTTAAAATAACGATTCTTGCAATGGGTGGACAGGAAGAAATAGCTTCTAATTTTATAAAATGTTCAACAAATAGCACAACAAGAAAAGAACAAATGAAAATAATGGGACAAAAGGCAAGAATCCCTATAGAAATTGAGGATAAAACAGAAGAAATTTCAACAGAAGATAACGAACTTCCACGAGGAAAAGTATTTTTTAATAGTGTTGAAAAATATTATTCTGATTATGGAAGAAGAGTTGGCAATGTATTTTTTTATTTAGATACAATGCGTAAGAAATCAAAAGAAGTTTCTGCAGTAGAACAAACGGCTAAAATAATAATGAAATCCTTAACAGAAACTACAGATAAAATGTCTGCAGTTGAATTATCACCTGATACAGGATTAATTGGAGTTCCTCAAGTTTCAGATAGTGGAGTTATTATAAAATGCCTTTTAGACCCTCGTTTCACTATAGAAGGATATGTAAAAATAACAAATTCAATGATAAACAGAGGATTAGCTCAGCCTTTAACAGGTCAAGGTTATAATCAAAAGGCAATGATAGACCCTGAAGGTGAATATAAAATATTTTCTATAAAACATATGGGCGATACTTATGGAGATACTTGGATAACAGAAATAGTTGGTGTTGGTAGAAATCATAAATTAATAGATACTTATGGAGTAGTAAAATGAATTTATCTATTAGTGAATTAACTTTTGATGATACAGGGCTTTATGATGAATTAATGAGAAAAACAGGTTTTGATATAAAAGTTGCAATTCCTGCAGAAATAACAGAGGTAAATTTTGAAAAACAAACTTGTAAAGCACAGCCTACAATTAGAGAAAGATTAATATTAAGGCAAGAAAACAGCAAAGAATATAAATATGAATGGGTGGAACTTCCAGAACTAATCGAAGTTCCTTTTTTTATGCCTTTTGGTGGTGATTATAATATAACCTTTCCTATTCAGGAAGGGGACGAATGCTTGATAGTTTTCTCAGACTTATGTATTGATGCTTGGTGGCAAAATGGAGGAATACAAAATCAAGCAGATTCAAGAAGGCACGATTTATCGGACGGTTTTGCTATTATTGGCTTTAAATCCCAAAAAAATAAATTTGAAAATGTTTCTAATAATTCTCTTCAAATACGTAATAAAAACAATGTTTTAGCAGAGTTTAAAGATGATTCTGTTAAAATTCAAATTGATGATACAGCATATATTGAAATTGACGAAAACAAGAAAATTACAATAAAAGCAAATTCCATAAAGTTAGATTCAAATAATATAGAAATTGCAGGAAAAAATTTTTTACAACACACACATACAAACGGAAATCAAGGAGCTAACACAGGGACGGTGGTTTAATGATTTATAGAAAACTTGATGAAAATGGAGATAGGATATTTGGTGGTAATATTAATGATTTTTTAGATAAATCAAAAGCAATTAAACAAGCTGTAACTACTCGTTTAAAATTACTAAAATCTGAATGGTGGGAAGATAAAACAAAAGGTCTTCCTTTGTTCCAAGAGATGATAGGAAATAAAAACCTTGATTTAGTCAAACAGCTTATAATTTCAGAAATTCAAAATGTAAAAGGTGTTAGAAATATTTCAGATGTCAAAATAGCTCTGAATGAAAATAACACTTTTATTTTTTCTTGTTTGATATTTACAGATTATACTACAGAGCAAATTTTAATAGGAGTTTAAAATGGCATATTTTGACCCTTATATAGATGATACAGGTTATCATTATCCCACTTATGATGATGTTGTAAATTACTATGTAGAACAATTAAAACTTATTTATGGCAGTGATATTTATCTTGAAGTAGATTCTCAAGATTATCAAATGCTATCTATTAGAGCAAAAATGGCTTACGATTTAATGGCAATGTTTGCCGTTGTTCTTGCCAATCAATCACCTTCAACATCTGTTGGTACTGCTCTTGATTCGAGGGTTGAATGGAATGGTATAAAAAGAAAAGTTGCAAGTTATTCAACTTGTAATTTACAATTAACAGGAACAGTAGGAACCATTATAAACAATGGAATTGTAAAAGATTTGGCTGGTAAATTATGGAATTTGCCTACAACTGTAACAATAACAGAAAGTCCTCAAACTGTAACTGCTACTTGTCAAGAGATAGGAGCAATAGAAGCCCCTATAGGTTCTATTAATCAAATAATTACACCTGTAAAAGGTTGGACAGGTGTAATAAATACAGTTTCTGCAGTTATTGGAGCAAGTGTTGAAACAGATGAAGAATTAAAAAGTCGACGCAATGATTCTGTTGCTTTAGCTTCATTAAATATGGTTGATTCAGTTCAAGCTGGTATAACATCTATTGAAGATGTTAAAAAATGTAAAGTATATGAAAATGATACCAATGTAACAGATGATAATGGTATTCCTCCACATTCTATTTCTTGTGTTGTAACTGGTGGAGATAATGCAGAAATTGCTCAATGCATATATGAGCGAAAAGGTGGAGGCACTGGAACTTATGCAGATGATTCAAGTTCAGGATTTGTAGAAGAAACTGTAACAACATCGACAGGACTTCCTGTTAAAATTCAATTTTGCAGACCTATTGAAGTACCTATTAAAATTCAATTTACAATACAACCAACAAGCACTTATATTGATGACCCAACTCAAGGAACCAAAAACAAAATAAAAGAGCAAATAATGAATTATTTTGCAGATATTGGAATGGGAGATAATATATTTGCAAGCTCAATAATTGCTGTAGCATTCCAGGCTATTCAAAATATTTATAATCCTGAATTTAGAATTAATTCTAATATTTATCTTGCACGAGATGATGAAGAACTTGATCAAGTAACTTATATAGAATTGGCATACAATGAAAGAGCAACACTTGATATTAATGATTTAACTATTTTAGGTGGAGTTTATTAAAAATGAGTGGTATTTTAGATGGTTATTTAAATATGGTTCCTTCTGCTAATCGTGCAAAGCCAAAATTTATAGCAGATTTATCTATTGATTTAAAAATATTTGATACTCTTTTTACACTCTGTGGGCAAATAGATAGTATTTATAAAATAGATAATGCTTTTGGTTCTTGGCTTGATGTTATTGGTGAAGTTGTTGGTGCTTCTCGTAGAATCTCTATTTCAGAAACTGAAGCATATTATTTAAATGATGAAGATTATAAAATTTATATAAAAGCAACAATAGCAAAAAATGCTTGGAATGGTCAAATAGATTCATTACAAGATTTATGGTTTGAACTTTTTGGAACTCATATAGGAATTTTAGATAATCAAAATATGAGTATTAATGTTTATATAATAGGAAATTTCTCTAATAATATCTTGCGATTGATAAAAGCAAATAAAATAATACCAAAACCTGTAGGAGTTAAAATAAATTATTATATATTGAAAAATCGTATATTTTCTTATGATTATGACAATATGATTTATACAGGTTATGAGGGTGATTGGAGCAATGGAGATATTGAATCAGATGATGAATTATTATCCAAAAGCTCTTTTGGTCTTGTCAATGCAAATGATGAATATGAAGAAAGCAACCTTGACGGTTTTGGTGAGGGAGTATGGAGGCAATAAATGGCAACTACAAATATTCAGATATTTAATAAAAATCAAAATAATGCACTTCCTGATAATGAATATAATAATTGTACAGAAAAAAATAACGGTTTTTTAGGTGTTTTAGCTCGTGCGAATGTCTTTAATAAATTTTGCTATCAAACATCTTTAGTAGCTCGTGCAATAGCAGATTTTATGGTAAATAAAGGATTTGATGCAAAAGATTCTGTCGTAAACACTTTTACAACAAATTTTGAAAAAGCTATAATTTCTGTAATATCAAATGAAATTAATGCAAGAGTTCCTAATTCAAGAGCTAAAAATACAGCTTATCAAAAAGGTGATATTGTAACAGACGCTTCTCTTCCTTTGTGGGGTGAACTCGAATGTATTACAGCAGGTACAAGTTCAAATTCTGACTTTAGTTCTTTATTACCTAACCCTGTCAATTATATAGGCTTACAAATTCAAGATGGTTCTGTTTTATGGGTTTTGCGTGCTAAAAGGTTTTCATCTCCTAAAAATACTCCAATTCCATTTAATGGACAGTTTGTATCCCATCAAGTCTTGGAAAGTGGAACAGCAAAAACTTATTATGTCCCTGTTCATCCAGAAATAGGATTAGAAATGCTTGATTATAGATATTGTGACGGGCAAACTGTTGGCGGTTTTTCAACAATAAATATGCAAGATAGATTTTTAATGTGTAAAAGCAAAGTAACAAACGGAAATGGTAATGCAGGAACAGATGAAATAGCAATAAAAAGAGAGCATTTACCTACAGGTACTTTTGGATTAAGTTTGACTTGCAATAATTGGCCAAAAAGTTTAAATTTAAAGGGAACATTCGATACAGGGAATGAAAGTCAAAAACATGAACATAATGATGGATACTCAGTAACTGTTCAACAGGGAAATAGTTATGGAGTTAAAACAATTTCAGGAGATAGTCTTAAAACAGCACCTAATATCCAAAGCCATAACCATAAAGTAACAGTAGAATTTAAAGATATTGATATTACACATAAACATTCTATATCAGGAACAGTTACATTAAATCCAAATTCACAGCAAAAAATTTCAGTAGTCAGTCAACATTATAAAATTGCATATATACAAAGGATTTACTAAAAAATAACAAATTGAAAGAGAAAGAAAAAAGCATGAATTTTCACATCCTTTGTTGAAATATATAACAACTAATTATAAGGAGAGAAAAAAATGGCTTATATAGTTTGTATAGATGGCAATATTGGAGCTGGAAAAACAACAGTTTTACAAGAGATAGAGAAAAAGGGATATTCTGTATTTTATGAGCCTTTCCAAGATAACCCTTGGCTTCCTTTGTATTACAAAGAGCCTAAAAAATATGCTTTAAATACTCAGCTTTGGTTTTTG